GGGATTCTCACACCCTGACTGACTCCCGGAGCCGGATCAGTGAACTGGTAGATATACTTTTCCCTGTTCACCCACGGCGTGATGTCCATCAGGGCAAAGCGGACGCTGCCGGAACCGCTGTAGTTGCAGTTTCCGGCGCAGAGCACGATGTTCAGGGACATATTGCCGAATACGCTGCTCTTCTTGGAATTGATGCGCTGCAGCATCTTGTTCGGGATGTTCATGACCGTTCGGATGCTTGCCAGCGACTCTTCAAAGGTGGTCGGGAGAAGCTGGATCGCTTTGACCGTAGGTACTGCCTTCTTCTTTACGGTAATAGCGAAGGAGGTCGTCGCGGAGCTTGCCGCACTCGGCGCGTAGGTGACATTGACCGTATCGGTGCCGTATACAGCCGGAGTGCCCGGAGCAGGATCATAGGTGCAGGCGTCTGTGATGATTCTGGAGCTGCCATCCTCGAAGTAGGCCGTGATGACCAGACCGCCATAATCATACGGATCTTCCTCGGAGAATTCCGTATCCGTAGGCATGGAGGTCACTTCAATGTAGTCAAGCACAAGCACGTTCAAGTCGAAGCTGGCGTCCTTCGTGACATCGTTGTGCGTATAGGAGACCGTGACCGGAATGGTACCATCGGTGTCGGAAACGGTGCCCTCCGCAGGAACGATGCTGCAGAGCTCCGTCACTTCTTCGCTGGTTTCATTGTTGTAGTAGGCCGTCACGATCAGGCCGTCATAGTCGTAAGCCTCACCGAGCACATAGTCGGTCTTGCTGGGCGGCAGGGTGATTTCGATGTACTCCAGCGTCTTTTCCTCAACGGTAATGCTGAAGCCGTCCCGGTACTGATTGCCGTCCTCGTCGGTATAGGTCGCCACACAGGGAATCTCGCCGACTGTCTCCAGAAGCGAATAATCCTCCGGTGAAAAAGTGCAGAGGCCGGTGATGTCCTCTGTGCTGCCGTCCTGATACAGCGCCATAACCACGATTCCGGTGTAGTCCATATAGGTGTCCTCAATGTAATCCCGCGTCTCCGGCAGGGTGGCGATGTAGATATACCGGAGCTTCTTTTCCAGCTCGGCAGCCAGTCCCTGTCCCATGAGATAGCCACGGGCTTCACCAGCGCGGATGTCCATCTTGGCCTTGTCCATCCTGATCCAGACCTGGAAATCGCCGTCCAACGTATCTTCCGACACATCCCAGAAATACTGCAGGTGGAGTAAGTGCGTTCCAGCTGTCTCATTGTCGACCGGATGGTACTCCGTGACTTCTTCGCCGTTGATGTAGTAGGTAACCGTGATAACTGCTTCTTCCGGGATTTCCACCACAGGCGTTGGATCGTCGTCTTCGGACGGTTCCTCCGGATCATCGCCTTCACCGCCACTTTCACCACCGGACTCTTCACCGCCACCTTCACCGCTTTCGCCTCCGGATTCCTCGCCAGAGTTGGCTTCCGGCTCCTCCGGGTCAGGATCGGGATCAGGGTCCGGGTCGGGCTGCGGATCAGGATCAGGTTGTGGGTCGGGCTCCGGTTCCGGCTCTGGCTCCGGTTCCGGCTTTGGTGTCAGCGTGATCTGGTGCATGATTTCTCCGTGAAAGACAACGGAGGCACCTTCACGCGCTGTATAATCCAGATCGACGACCATGCGGCCACGACCATCTTCGACCAGAACATCCGTCACGCTGACGAAGAAATAGAACTGGATCGCCGTCTCACTGATGGTAGAAAGCAGGCCGGAGATGTCCTTGTCGGATTTCGACTTCGCGCTGGCATAAGCCGGGTCTTCACCAGCTCCCTGCATCTCGTATTTATCATTGAAGTTGAACACGTACTTGGTGATGCAGGAAAGGCTCCCGTCCGCAAGACCATCCGTGAAGCGGAGACAGTCGCCAAGATCGTAAGCCGGGTTTCCGATGGCCGTCACCCGGAAGGGCACATAGTTGATTGCCAGCAGCGCTTCCAGAACAGCCCTGCGCCGAGCGGGAGCGTCACCGCCGCCGCGCTGCAGAAACGGATTCGAGCCGAGGTTATATGTCAGGCCATCATCCGGCGTCACATTGATATACATGGTTTTCTGCAGCGTCAGGTCGACGCAGGAGAGCCCGGTGTATCTCGTCGTATAGTCGGAAAAAGATGCGCCGGAGAACCGGTGCTCCGTGTCCAGCGTGTCCACCGGCACCTGCGTGTATTTTCGGAAGACCAGAGCACCAGCGCGATCGATGGTAGCAAAGCAGCCCATCGCCTGCGAAAGCCACGACAGGAAATCCCGCCAGGTATCGATATTGTCGGTGGTGTACACGGACAGCGTCTCCGTCCCATTTGGCAGGGCTTCCACCTGCGCCCGCGTCATGCCCAGCGTGACACCGCAGTGATTGCAGGCATTGGCCAGCAGGTCGTAAGGCTCACCCTTGGCATTGCCGCCTCCGTAGTTCCGGTCAAACTTTGCCATGTGATCGTAGGCTTTGACCACGATGCCGGATGCCGTCCACTCGGCCTCAGCCACGGTGAACACACCCAGCGGGACATCCTCGAAGGTGCCGTCCGCCAGCTTCAGGCCAAGGAGCGGCGTGATCTCCAGCGCCTGCCACTGATACCGGGTGATGCCCATATTCATGAATGTGGCGTTCAGCTCACCGATATAGACCTGCCCGATCTCCACGGCATCAGCGCCGCTGCACTGATTCGTGATAGAAAAAGAGCCCTTCAGGATATTAGCTTCCGTGAAGGGCTTGTTCCCGGCGGTACCGGTCAGGCGGAAGGTCTGTACTTTGCCGTGCATGGCCTCCCGGTATTCATTGCTTACTGCATACATAGCTGCCTCCTCAGATGGCGGCCAGCGCCTGCTCCAAATCTGACGTCAGGGTTACCGCGCCTCCGGTGGTGTACCCGGCAGGAACTGCCACGCTGCTCTGGGAGAGCGGATTGAAGGTTGCGGCAAAAGCGCCGTTGACCGGGATGGTACCAGCTACGGTCTGGCCGGTGGAGTCGATGATGACCTTGTTTGCCAGCACATCGGCAGCAGTCGCCGTGACGCTGGTCACATCCTGATACGCCTCCGGGATCGCGGCCACGGTGACGCTGGAAAGACCGTACTTGCCTTCATCCGGCGTGACGCTCTGCTCATTCTTGGTCGGCGTCACCGACTTGGCCTGCAGCTGGTAGTTGCCGCCACCGGACACACCTGTTACAGTGCCGGACCCGTTGTGATAGCCCTGCGGAATGGTGTACGTCTGGCCTTCCTGTATTTCTACATCCACAGCGCCACGATTCTGGAGGCTGGAAATCGCCAAGGCCAGATCATCGAGATTGTCACCGGCCTGCGCCTGCCCCCATTCAATCAGGGTGTTCCGGATCGTATTCCGGTCAGTCTGTATCCTGCTGATTTCTGTTGCGATGCTCATGATAAATCCTCCTTACTCAGAGCCACTTGCGGGTGCGGTCATACATATAGGTGAAAAGGCCGCTGGCTCCAATGTTGTCTTTGGCAACGATGATGTAGCCGTCCTCGGGTGCTGTAAAATCCGCGCTTGCGTATGGCGATGGGTTATTGATATTTTTGATCGTTGTCCCGGCCACAGTTCCTGTTGCCTGCGTCACGTCCTGTGTGGTGAACATGGAACGGAAACGCGTGCCGACTGTCCCGCCGAGGCTGAAAAAATAGGAGTCTCCGGCCTCGACGCGGTAAATATCGACGTATGTCTGGGTGGGATTTTCGTAGTGCCATGTCCCGTTCTGAACATAGCCGGAATTGTAATCATAGACATCGGGCTCCATCTTGCCTGCACGGACTCCGTTGGTTACCGCACCGGAGCCGTTGTGGTAGCCCTGCGGAACGGTATAGGTTTCGCCTTCATTCAGCTCAACGGCCACGGCTCCTCGGTTGGCAACGGCAGCAATGGCGTCGGCCAGATCATCCAGATTATCGGTGGCCTGCGCCAATCCCCATGCCAGAAGCGTATTCCGGATGGCGTTGCGGTCAGTTTCAATTCTTGTGACTTCGGATGATACGCTCATAGCCGCCTCCTCATATGGTGTGCAGCAACACTTCTATGTTGCCGATCTCTACCTGCACAGCTGCCGAGGTGACCGGACGGGTATCACCGGCAGCTACGACTTCTGCAGTATCCACGGAAACCGTCATGGTTGCCGGATCATATTTCAGGCCGGACCCGAAGTGATACTGTGGACCATAGATCTGTGTGGTATCCGCAAATTCAGTATCCAGCTCCGGATTACCCTCCATCACGGCATCGAGCTCCGGGTCCTGCTCAAAAGTCGCATAAAAAGTCATGGCTCGATTTCTCCGTCCTTCAGGATTGCCCCAACATCGACAGTCATGATGTTGCTGGCACCCGCTGTTCCGTCCGGGAAAACATAGCGGATTTGCATGTCGACCTGCTGAGTGGATTTGAGCTTCAGAGTATCTTTCTGCGTAAGCCGAGTGACGACCGCGTCTTCCGTAACCGTTACGGATTCTCCGCTCTTCTCAAAAACGACTCGCCCAAGCTGCGAATACGTCACGAAGACCGTCGAGCCGGTCAGGTCGATATTTGTTTTGAAAGTATTGATTGGAGTGGTTCCTCGCTTCACGCTGTCCACCTCCTTCGCTTAAAACTCCTCCAAGGTAAAAGAAACCGTCCACAGCCCATCCGTGCCGCGATTCCGCTCGGAGTTTTGAGCGGGTACAGCCTTAAAAGAGCGCAGGCGCATGGAACGATTCTTATAAGCATGTGTTTCTATGTCATACAGGCTGACGGTGATGGAATCCTGCTTGCTGTAGGTTTTGAATTTCCCAGCCCATGTAGAACTGCATTGGAAGGAAGCGGAGACGGACAGCTTGTCATATCGGGTGACGATGATCTGATCCGTCCCGGCCTCCGTTTCATTCACGCTTTCCACTACAACGGATTCCTCCTCCCATGAGGTGGGAGTGAAGATGTTCTCGCCGTCAAACCTGATCGGATAATCTTTCAGCATTTATCTCCCTCCCGACCGGTAACTGGCAGCCTTGTTTGCTTTCACAACGATCTCCTCGATGCGCTCGGAACCGATGTACACCGGGATAACGGTGTCTCCGGCAGCCTCACCTTTCAGGCCAGAAATGCTTTCCTGAATTGCGGAAATCATCTCTGCAATCCCTGCGCCACCGGAAATTGCGCTAACCCCGGTAGCACCCTGAATGGTAGGGCTCAGCACCATGTCACCGGCTACGTCGTTCATGGCATCCTTGATCATGCCACGGCTCTTCTGGATGCCTTTGGCAAGGCCGCCGATGAAGTCCGGCATCCAGCTCTCATAATCCGTAAGCGGCCCTTCATCCGGTACGGAGAAATGGAGCACCGAGCGGATGGCGTCCGCCACACTGGTGACGGCATTGGACACCGCGCTGATGCAGTTCCTAATACCGTTGACGATCCCCATGATCAGATCACGGCCCCAACCGAAAGCCTGAGAGATCAGGTTCCGGATGAAGTTGACCACGTTGTTGAAGCCCTGCCGCACCGCGTTCAGCACATTCGTCATGGCGTTGCGGATGGAATTCACAATGTTATTGAAGATCTGGGAGACCGAGTTTCGGATGTTGTTCAGCACGGTGGTGACCGTGGATTTCACATTATTCCAGATCGTGGAGAAGGTCGTTTTCACTGCGTTCAGCTCCGTAGTGACGACGGTCTTTATGGCATTCAGGACATTCGTGATCACACCCTTGATCGCGTTCCAGATGCTGGTCACCGTATTTTTTATGGCGTTCAGCGCTGTGGATACCACACCGCTGATGGCATTCCAGATGGTCTGGAAGAGGCTGTGGATGGCTTGCAGGATCGGCGTGAGAAACTCAACTATCGCATTCCAAACGGTAGTGATTTTCTCGCTGATCCAATCCAGCGCCATGCCGATCAGGATTTGGATCGCCTGCCATATGGTCTCGAACAGATAGCGGAAAGCCTCCAGCAAGGGAGCGATTGTATCGTAGATGCTCTGCCAGACACCAGTGATCTTGTCCCAAATGCCCTGCACAATGCCGCTGATGGTATCCTTGATTGCCGTCCAGACCGTACTGACCGTCGTGCTGATTGCATTCCATACACCGGCGAAGAAATCCCGGATGCCGGTGAAGACAGTCTCGCAGGTGGATTTGATTGCCTCCCACGCCTCTGTGAAAAAGGTCTTGATGCCTTCCCATACCTTGACAGCGATGTCCTTGATACCTTCCCAGAGATCAATCCAGAACTGCCGGAATTCTTCACAGTTGTTCCAGAGATAAATAAAGGCCGCGACCAGCGCGGCGATAGCAGCAATAATCAGGACTATTGGGTTTGCCAGCATCACGGCGTTCAGCGCTGCAAAGGCTCCCTTCACA